TATATTATCTCACAAGGAGACTCACAAATCAACATAAAGTTTTAAAATTATGAAAAATTCCATTAAAAATATAATAAAAAATGATAGCACATTAACAGAATGTGATATTCCTTTTATTCGAAGCTTCTATTCTTCTTTATTAAAGGAACAAGACGAAGAAACAACAGAAGATGTAGTTGCTGCAACAAATAATGGAAAAAATGTTGCTTCTCCAAAAGATTTCTCACCAGAAAAAACTAAAGCTGATTTTGAAGGTTCATTAGAAGCAGAAACAGATCCGCAAGACTTCGACACCGAAGGATTAGATCCTAATATTTCAACAGAAAGCGTTAAACAAATTAAAATGTGGTCTTCAAAATTAGATGATTTTGCTGGTTTCTTAAACGATCCTTCATCGCAATCCCTTCATAAAATATTAGCGGATAGTGATAAACCAGGGAGTCTTTTAAGAGGCGTAACTAGAAAAGCATCAGACAGTATTACAAGAATTGCTGGTGAAATTGAAAAATTAAAAGAAGTGTTGAACTCGTTCATCATTATGGCTCCTAAAAAGCTAAGAGATAGTGAACAAATCGGTTAATATAAATTTTCTAAAACAAATTTATAATCAATTTCAGTCAAATTATCGGCAACTGCCCACTCATTAAAATCTTTAAATGGAACATCTGGCCATTTAAAGACATATTCTCGATTTAAAAGTAGTTTAGTTATATTTTCCTTTGCTGCTTGATCAAATTTTGGATTATCAAGAACCCAGATTCTTTTATGGAAGGGAAAATTTTGCAATTGTGTGTTTTGTGTGTCTGTTAGAGTAAGACCTGCTACACCTAGTCCATTTCTAACAAAAATAGCATCCAATGCACCTTCAAATAGAAATAAAGCATCTATTTCAGGTTCTAATCTATCAATTCCAAATAAAGACTTATCAGAACCAAACTTTCCTAAATATCTTGGCTCAATTCCATCTAGTGCTCTTGTTTGATAAAAAACTATCTTACCATTAAAGTCGTAATAAGGAATACATAATCTATTTCTGTGAAAATTATCAGTTAAACTTATGAAATAAGAACGGCTTTTATTTATGGCAGTATCTAGTTTTCTACTAGAGATATATTCTAATGCACTTTGAAAATTTTTATTGGTTCCATAAAAAATTTGCTGTTGATTATCTAACAAATTTATAGAATCATGAGGTAAAACCATAGAACTAGTGTATGTTTTTTTGTTATTTGATATTTCACTAGAAATATCCCTAGAAAAACTTCCAGAATGAACCTCTGCAAAAATTTCTTCCTTTGTCATTCCACTTACTTGATACAACCAAGTATAGGAATTCCATGATTTAGTACAATTAAAACAATAAAAGCTATTTGTATCTGGGTAATAAAATAGTCGCTTCTTCTTCAACCAACTTTTTCCTTCCCTACAAACAGGACAAGATGCATTGTAAGCTCTCGTATGTCTATTATACGAAGGACTACCACTGTAGGTATAGAATTTCTCTAAAATATAATTAGAAGGTAGATTTTCCACCTAAAAACTATATGAAAGTTTTTCTAATATGTCAACAAATTATTTTATTTGTCCCAATATGGTCTGTAATCTCTGTCAGAGTCTAGGTCATTGTTCCTATCATCATCAAATGTATCTTTAAAAGAATTTTTAAATGTAGATTTTATATCTTGATCGGCTTCTAGTGGATCTTCAAACTCAGAATCTGCATCATCAATCTCTAATGTTGGTGTAAATGAACCATCATCTTCAATAACTGATAATGTATTCCCTTCCTTTTTCAACAATCCTTTTTTTATTAAAGAATCTACAACTTCTTTAGAATCGTTAAATTGTGCTTCTACGTCACTCAAAGAAGTTTCGACATCAGATTGCTTCACGAATTCATAAATAGCAGATTCTAAAGATGTCATCTCCTCAGATTCGCCTTCTTCTTCTTCTGGCATATCGGAAGTGTTTTCACCAGGAACTACTAGATTATACTCATCATGAAGAATAAGATTAACTACAGCCTTAGTCATTCTATCGGTATATGTCTTCCTTCTATCTCCTTTGTTTTGATATACAGAATCAACTGACATATTAACAGCATTTCGCAATTCATCAAAATCCGAAGGATTTCTTGTTTTGATACCTTCAACAACACTAGACAATAATTGTTTAATAGAATCTTCTGAAAGATTTGCATATCTAGGACTGCCCGACCAAGAATTAACAATAACATCAAAGTCTCCGCTATTTAACTTTTCTAACATCTTGTCAGAATCAATTGAAATATTGGCATATTTTAAATTTTTTGCAGTACGGCCCTCTTCTAACATTTCACTAATTATATTGTTGGCTAAGTTATCAAATTTCATATTTAATTATTACTTATCTTTTGTGAAGTATTTTTAAGGAATGTAAATATCAGAAATCAAACTCGCATCTTCACCAAACGGTTTTCCATCAACATCTACATAAAGTTCTGTTAGTTTTATTCTTTCTTCTGGATTACCAAATATTTCAATTACAGGGGGACCATCATCAGTAGGAAATACTCGGCCATCTTGTTGACGATATGATTGAACAAATGTTTTAAAAATATTATCAATTTCATCCCTATATACTAAATCATCATCTCTTAAATCGTCTTTAACGAAATCAACCGGAGAAACACTTGTTAATGGTATAAAAAAGATTATATCAAAATCTTCCAATGCTCGTCTCACCATAATTCTAGATTGATCTAGAAACTTTTCAGAAACTTTTCCATTTAAAAAAAGCCAAGAAGAATATGCTAAGTTATCAACAATACATCTATCAAAAATAACATTATCTTTCCTTGTATATTGACTAGATTCCTTTACTAGTGCCTCTAAAATAGCCATCTGGCTCTCTTCTGTTCCATTCTTGGAATGCGGAAGATCTTTATCTTTTATAAAATCTCTATATGTAGTAACTGGTGTTGTATACGAAGTCCATTTTTTCAAAAAATCTTTAACATATGTAGATTTCCCCGTGCAGTGTGTTCCTGAGATTGCTATTTTCATAAAACAATAGTATTAATTATTTCTGGGAAAAAGTCAACCATTTCTTTTGAAAAAAGATCATGATCTTCGTATTCTTTGTGTATAGAAACATTTTCTATTAATATCGAAGGATGTTTTTTTCTCATTTCTATGAGAATTTCTCTTAGATTTTCAACATCATCACGATACCAAGAGGAATCTATGAATGGACATGTGGAAAACAATATAGCTTCCATTATTAGCTTATATTGTTCTTGTGTTAAATTTTCAATTGAATAGTTGTTCACTATTCAAAATCTAACACAAGTTTTAAAAAAATCAAGTTATTCTGATCTAGGAATGGAACTATTTTGATTTAAAATTACCATTAAAGTGTCTTCAACTTTTTTTAATGAAGACAAATCATCTGTATCTAGATTTATATTTGATAATTCTCTTTGATCTTCAAGATTATCAGAAGAAGATTTGTACAAAGCATCCTTTAAAGCTTTTAAAAGTGTTTTATACTTAATAACGTCTAAAACAACATCTTTAGGTTCTGGTAAAGCAGAAGGTATTTTAGAATCCATTTCAGATGGCTCAATTGAAGGTTCTTCTGTATTATTTAAATCTTCTTCATTTAGCACAGAATGTAATAGTTTTAAAAATTTGCTCATTTGATATTATTTATCCTAAAATATTATTATAATTGATTAATATTTAAAATTTTTAGAAAAGAATTCTAAATCTTCTCCACTAGGGACTCCTAGTCTTATAGATTTATAATATCCTTCAGTATTATTAAATAATAAAGGATTATTAATTTTTTTAAAATATTTTGTTTTCTTTTTTATTATAGTTTTAATATTTTTACCAAATTCACTATAATTCATAAAATATTTACTATATTCAGAATTTATTATAATATCTTCTTTATATATAGTGAATATCTTAATATTTAAATCTCTAAAGATTAGTATAAAGCTTTCTAGTAGTTTGTCAAGTTCTTTTTCTAAGAAAAATTTAAAGTATTTTTCTTTTTGTGTAATTAGTTTATCTTTAATTAGATCCCATTCATCAAAATCTCTTATAATATTTTTAGTAATTATAGGAAGATATTCATTTATAGGAAATATTATTACTCTTTGCGAGATATAATATATTAAAAAATCTTTAATTTTTGATTTTTCTGACATCCATATCGACTATAGCATCTATCAATGCGTTTTCAACTATTTCTTTAGGTAAAGCTAAAGAAGCTTCCGATATTGTTTGCGAAAATTCTGAAAGTTGTTTTTTAAATTTGTTTTTAAATTCAACTGTTTTTATTAAATCTTTTTTTGACAAGTTTTTGTATGTTGGGGCTTCTTGGAAAGAAAATGTCTCCAATAATGGTTCTGCAATAGAAGCAATCATGTAAGATACTCTTTTATATAATCGATCTAAAGGAGATGTATATGTTTGACCTTCTATTAAAATAGAACTAGCCATGTTTAAAACATATGTTAAAACAGCAGCTTTTTCGGCTTGTACTGCTGATTTATTTAAAAATTCTACACCTCTTACATGTGTATTTCCATAAGGATTATGACAACATCCACCACCACGTGATTCTGAACCACAATATATACAACCAGATGCGTTTATATGTACATGAGTATCTGTAGGTGAATATATACACCCTTTACCATAAGATTCAGATCCACAATATATACAACCAGCAGAATTGTTCATTTTTAATATTTACTTTTTAAGTACAAAAATTCCAATACTAGTTTCTTTTAAGATTTTTAGGAGGAGTACCTATTCTAACATTTATTATACCATTATAGTAATCATCACTTAATAAAACGTCTCTACTAATCTGTTCTTTGATTTCTTCGTATGCTAATTCCCATTTAGAACCACAAGTTTTAAGTATTTTAAATGTAAAATTTTCTTTTCCGTGTTTTAGTATGTCTTCGTTAAGAACATTTGAAGAACTTGTATATGATTTCCAATCAGATTCTTTAAAATCTATTCGATTTCTTGTTTTTCCCTTTAATGGTTTTCTTTTTATCTTCGATTGGCATTGTTTTTTTCCGATATATTTTTTATTATTGATATTATTTGTTATTTCATAAATAAAACCAAATGTTTCTTCTGTTATAATAACATTTTCAAGTAAAAACCAATGACCTAAATCCATTATAATGCCTTTCTTTGAAGATTTCTTCTGATAATTAATGATTTGTTTTTCTTTTTAGATTTATTTTTACCTTTTTTAGAAAATCCACCATAAACATATCTAGCATCTCCTCTTGCCATAGAATCACTGTTATTTACATTAGAGGGTGGATTGTATACTGGTTCTTGTGGAGTACCTAATGATCCCCCTGCTCCAGCAGCATTCATATTTTCTAAAATATTATTAACTAACGCTTGAAAATTGTTTAACATATAGTATAGTTGTATAATATTTAATGCCATTATGGATATTTTCTTAAAATATAAAGAAGAAATTGATGAAGATACAAAAATAGATCAAATAAATCTATTAGATCGTCAAATGATGCATCCTGCAAC